TTTCTTGGATTTGTTTGTCCAAGAAATAGTAATCGTTGCCACGTTCTGGTTTATATAATGATAAGCGAGGGATAGCTCTTCTCCTATTCGTTATACATATTTATCGTTAAGATAAATACTAATGGAGAACTTCACATGACAACAGCAACACAAAAGCAAGAAGTATTTGATTATGTACATACATTCCTCGGTGGAGGCATGGTTGATGTCGAACTTGATCCAATACATTACCAAGCAGCTTTAACAAAAGCACTAACACGTTTTAGACAACGTTCAGATAATTCAGTGGAAGAGAGCTACTTATTCTTAACCACTGTCACAGATCAAAACGAATATGTATTACCTAATGTAGTAATGGAAGTTCGTAAATTGCATCGCCGAAGCATTGGCTCTCGCGGCAATAGTGGCGGAGGCGGAAGCTCATTTGAACCGTTTAACGCAGCTTACACAAATACATATTTGTTAACAGGTTCTAAACTAGGCGGACTAGCAACATACGATATGTTTTCGCAGCACCAAGAATTAGTTGGACGCATGTTCGGCTCAGAAATTGAGTTTGTATGGAATAATACTAATAAGAAACTAACATTGTTACAACGTCCGAGAGCAGAAGAAGAATTATTACTATTTGCTTATAACTATCGTCCAGACAGTGAATTATTAGCAGACTATCTAGCAATACAATGGCTGAAGGATTATACACTAGCAGCATGCAAATATATGCTAGGCGAAGCACGTAGTAAGTTTGCTACTATTGCAGGACCACAAGGCGGATCGACGCTAAATGGCGACACACTTAAAGCAGAAGCACAGCAAGAAATGGACAAACTCGAATCAGAAGTTTCCATGGCAGTTGCTGGTGGCACAGGATACGGCTTCTTAATAGGATAAAAATACTTGACAGCTCCTAACTTTTAATGTATAATATATATAATTAGTTAGGAGATTCATATGAGCAACCCCAAGTTATTAGTAATCGGACACGGCAGACATGGTAAAGACACAGTTTGTGAGATGCTACGTGACAGTTACGGGTACACTTTTGAAAGCAGTTCGAAATTTTGCAGTTTACAATTTATATATAATGACCTAAAGGAAAAGTATGGATACGCTAATGAGGAAGAGTGTTATGCTGACAGGCATAATCACAGAGCAGAATGGTATAATGCTATTTGTGATTATAATGTTCCTGATGCAGCAACTTTAGGTAGAGAGATGTTTGAAGCTTACGATATCTATTGTGGGTTACGCAACAAACGTGAATTCTTTGCAATGCAAAACACTGGCGTATTTGATTACTGTATTTGGGTTGATCGCAGTATACATCTAGAAGCTGAATCTACTGACTCAATGAGCTTAGAGCAATGGATGTCTGATTTTACAATTGATAACAACGGCACATTAGAAGATTTAAAGTTTAATTTGGATCAGTTAATGAACTACTTAGAAGTCAGGACGTAAGTCTCCTTGCTTCCAGCGCATTCCTTCTTTTTGTAAAGTGCGCTGGCAATTAGCACATATAGTTTTAAGATTAGTGTGTCTGCAATTCTTTAAATCTCCATCAATATGAAATACATTGAACACTTCAGGAGCCTTACTTTTAAATCCGCACTTTTCACAAGACTCTTTTTTAACATACCCTCGTTGTTTCCATAACGGTATTCCGTGATTATCGCCGTTGCGTAAACATTTCTCACATCTCTTCCTATAATAAATTTTTCCATCTTTTTTATAGTTAATCGCCGCTGGACGGTGCTTGCATATACATAGTGGTCTCATATTGTATTTACCTTACCTTTTCGGTACCTTTTCCGGCTTAGTTTGCTAGGTGTTTTATTCCGAATGTAATAAATACTGTATAGAGAATACAACACTTTAATATCCAACAGGAGAGATAACATGGCATTAGTATCACCAGGTGTAGAAGTCAAAGTAATTGACGAATCATTCTACACACCAGCAGCGGCTGGAACGGTACCTATGATCTTTGTGGCTACAGCTAGTAATAAAACTAAAAGTAGCGGCACAGGAACAGCACCGGGTACCATCAAAGTAAATGCAGGGAAACCTTATTTAATCACTAGTCAGCGAGAGCTTGGCGAGACATTTGGCGATCCACTATTTTATAGTGACAATAACGGCAACATGATTCACGGTGGTGAGCTTAATGAATACGGCTTACAAGCTGCTTATTCTACATTAGGTGTTAGCAACCGTGCATACGTTGTACGTGCAGATTTAGACGCATCTGAACTTGCAGCAGCAGCAGTAGCACCAGGCGGCGCACCAGCAAATGGCGCATATTGGAATGATACTAGCACTAGTAACTACGGCATCTTACAATGGAATGGCGCAGCTATAACAGTAGTGGGCGGCCAAAGCTTTACAGCAAAAAAGCCAATTGTACTTACAGTAATAACTGATTTAGTTGGAAATGCACTAGCAGGTATACCTAAAGCTTCAATTGGAGCAATTGGTGATTTTGCAATAGATGCAAACGATAATATGAACAGGTTGTATCAAAAGTCAGCAGGCTTTGGCACAACTGCTCAACGAGCAGGCAACACAGGTACTTGGGTAGAAGTAGGAAGCAATTCATGGAAATCAAGCTTTGCAGCAACACGCGGCACAGCAAGTAATCCTGTATTAACAACTAGTCATTCAATTGCACTTAATGGCACTGATATTCCATTAGCAACAGGAACAACAATTGCAGCTTTTGTAACTATTGTTAACGCAGCAGGAATTGCTGGTGTTACAGCAGCATTAGTTGATGGATCAATTGAAATTTATGCAAATGCTCTTAGTGCTAGTGATGGCGCAACAGCAGATGGTAAAGTATTAATTGCAGCTGGAACTGGAACATTATTAGCTAACTTAGGTTTAGTAGCAGCTACCTATAGTGGACCACGTTTAGAAGCAGCACCACACACAGCAGTACCTGCTTACAAAACAGCAGACGCAAATTCTGCACCAACTGGAAGTATTTGGATTAAAACAACTACTCCAAATGGCGGAGCAAACATTAGTGTAAAGCAGTACAGCACAGCTACACAGCTTTGGACAACTGTTACAGCACCATTGTATACTACAGCACAAGGAGCTATATACGGGCTTGATAAGACAGGTGGCGGCGCAAATCTTTTAGCTGGCGCATTGTATATTAAGACTAACGTAGGCGAACTTGCTAACCCAATTGGTAACTACAAGATATATTCTAGGGTAGCAGCCGGAGCAACTAGTGTAACTGGTACAGTAATTGCAGCACAAATGACAGGAGCTACATATACATTTACACTCCAAGAAACTAAAGCTAATAGTGCAGCACTAACAACAGCAGTAACAGTAAGTGTTACAACTACAGCAGCATCTACTGATGCAGAATTAGTTGCAGCAGCTATTAACGCTAGAGGATTAGTTAATGTTATCGCACTAGTTGATTCACAAAATAGAGTTGTAATCCAGCATAAATTAGGCGGCGAAATTAGAATAGTTGATACTGATGGCGGACTAGCACTAGCTGGTTTTTCAGCAGCAAATACAGCTAATCTTTACGCAGGTGTAAACGCTCTTGTAGCTTCTAACTGGAAGCCGCTAGTTTATACAGCATCAAGCACAGAGCCGTTAAGCTTATCTACACAAGGACAGTTATGGTATAGTAGTGTAGTTGACGAAGTTGATTTGCTTGTACACAATGGCGAGGCGTGGGTTGGATTAAACTACGTAGGCGGAGCTGGCTTATCAGCAGTTTCAAGTCCATACACAGGAACAGATGCAACTGGTCCACAAGTTGCAGCTAAAGCACCAACTACACAGGCAGATTTAACTGCACTAGTTGAAGGTGATATTTGGGTTAGCACAGCTAGTGTTGAAAACTATCCAGCAATTTACAGATGGAACGCAACGTTGGTGAAGTGGATCTTACTTGATAAAGCAGATCAAACTACTGAAAACGGCGTATTATTTGCAGATGCACGTGAAGGTGATACAGGCGGCACAGCAACAGACGCGCCAAGCGCAACTATTGCAGAACTACTTATAAGTGACTTTGTAGACACAGATTGTCCAGATCCTGCACTATACCCAACTGGTATGTTGTTATGGAACTTACGCAAGAGTGGCTTTAACGTTAAGCGTTTTGAGCGTACTTATGTAGACGTAGCAGCTAAAAACATCCGTCAGCAAACAGCTGGTGTTGGTGCTTCAATGGCAGCTTACTATCCACATCGTTGGGTTACTGATTCAGGCAACCAAGCAGATGGTTCAGGAAGCTTTGGACGTCACGCACAACGTAAGAGTGTTGTACAAGCGTTACAATCATTAGTTAATAGTAACCAAGATATACGCGACGAAGAAAGTCGTCAGTTTAACTTGTTAGCAGCACCTGGTTATCCAGAGCTAATTGGTGAAATGATTACATTAAACTATGACAGACGCTTAACTGCTTTTGTTGTTGGTGATACACCATTACGTTTATCACCTGATGCAACTTCATTAAATGAATGGGGTACTAATATTAAACTAGCACTTGAAGATAATGACAAAGGTGCAGTAAGCTTTGACGAGTACATGGCTATGTATTACGGCGCTGGCTTTACAAGTGATAACGCTGGTAACAACATTGTTGTTCCTGCAAGTCACATGGCATTACGTACTATTATACTTAATGATCAAGTTGCTTTCCCTTGGTTTGCTCCAGCAGGAACGCGACGCGGTGGTGTAAGTAACGCTACTAGTTCAGGTTTCCTTACTAGTACAGGCGAATTTAAGTCAGTAGCATTAAACACTGGACAGCGCGATACACTTTATTCAAATGCAATTAACCCAATAACGTTCCTAGCAGGAGCAGGGCTTGTAGTATTTGGTCAAAAGACTCGTGCAAGAAATGCAAGTGCGTTGGATCGTGTTAACGTAGCACGTTTAACTGTTTACTTGCGTGGACAGCTAGAGCTATTAGCGAAACCTTACTTGTTTGAGCCAAATGACAAGATCACAAGAGATCAAGTTAAAGCAGCCGCTGATGCGCTATTATTAGAATTAGTAGCACTAAGAGCACTTTACGACTTCTTAGTTGTGTGTGATGAAAGTAACAACACACCAGCAAGAATAGACCGTAACGAGCTATACTTAGATATTGCTATTGAACCAGTAAAAGCTATTGAGTTTATATACATACCGCTTAGAATTAAGAACACAGGCGAAATTGCAGCACTAGGTTAATATGCGCATATAATGAGTGGGGAAAGTTCCTCGCTCATTTAAGCATAAATACTGTATAGGAGATAAGAATGCCAATTACAACATTACAAAACATTAGTGTACCTACAGAAGGTGCTGGATCTAACTCATCATTATTGATGCCGAAGTTACAGTATCGCTTCCGGGTATTACTAGACGGCTTTGGTACAACTGGAGGCCCAGATGGTACTAGAGAAATTTCAAGACAGGTGCAAGACGTAACTCGTCCAAACCTAAGTTTTGAGCAAATGACAATCGATTCATATAACTCAAGAACTTACCTAGCTGGTAAGCACACTTGGGAACCAATTACACTTACATTGCGCGAAGATGCAAACAATAACGTACAAAAAGTTATTGGACAACAGCTACAGAAGCAGTTCGATTTCTTCGAACAGTCGAGTGCAGTATCTAGTGGTACTTACAAGTTCCAAACTAGTATTGAAATTTTAGACGGTGGTAACGGAGCAAACGGCGCCAACGTTATTGATAAATTCCAATTAGTAGGTTGCTACATTGAATCAGCTAACTATAACTCACTAGCATATGCTACTAACGAAGCTGTAACAACTTCACTAACTATACGTTATGACAACGCTATACAGTTTGGTGCAGACGAAAGCTTTAGCGGTATCGGCGAAGCGGTCACACGAGCAATTAATGCTGGCGTCGGCGGCACTACTGTTACTGGCTAATACACTTAGTTAAGGTTGGTATTTCACATTGGAGGCGGAAATTGTTAATTCAATTTTCGCTTTTCAATGTATGTACACTTAATTCATAAGGATAAATATTAGTATGAGCTTTAAAGATTTATTCCTAAACAATCTCACTTCTGAGACACATTTGCGTGACGCACGTCATGCTCAACAAATTTACAATCAAAATAATTTTGCATTCTCACCTAAAACGAAACATATGTATCATGTTCGTTTTGAGTTTGATCCAGAGATAGGCAATAGTGCAACCTCCAATGCATTTAAGTTTCAAAAAGAGTTAAGCTTACTTGTTAAGAGTGCTGACCTGCCTTCCTTTAGAGCAAGCGTAGAAAACAAGCAACAATACAATCGTAAAAAGAATGTTCAAACTAGAGTCGACTATCAGGATTGTAGGATTGGATTCCACGATGATAATACTGGAGTTGCCAGGGCATTACTAGAAGAATATTATAGATATTATTTTGTTGACGGGAATAAAGTATTAGACTCTCCTACTGAAATCCGTGCAGGCTCGGCATTTAATCCACGCGACAAATACTTTGGAAGTGTACCTGTCTACGGTCTTAATAATGATAAAAGAAATCCTTTTTTCAAATACATTACAATTTACCAACTATCACGCAGAGAATGGTTTGCATACACATTAGTTAACCCATTATTAACTTCTTGGGATCACGGCAGCGTACAAAGCGAAGGTAGCGAATTTAACGAAAATACAATTAGTGTTGCTTATGAAGCTGTACAATATACTACTGGCAGTTCAACTTTTGAAACTCCAGCAGGTTTTGCAGATGCAAGTGTAGGATATGATGTAACTCCAAGTCCTCTAGGTTACATTGACAACACAATGAATGGAGACTTTGATACTAGTAAAGGACTACTACC